GATATGATGCAGGCAACCCGGCAGGTTGTTGCCTGGAAGAATAAATTTCTTGGCGGCATTGCAGATGTCACAAAAAAGCTGGCAACTGTCAGCGCGGCGACTGCAACCGCTGCAATTGGCGGATTCTTTGCGCTGGATAATCTGACTGAAGAATACCGTGTTTCACAGGCAAAGCTGAATACTGCATTTCAATCTGTCGGAATGACCACAGATAATGCACGTACTGCATACAACGAATTTTATAAAATTCTTGGCGATAATGATACGGCAACCGAGGCCAGTCAATTGCTTGCAAGCCTTACTTCAAACGAACGGGATTTGCTGAAATGGACAAATATTGCGGCTGGCGTTTGCGGCAAATGGGGCGACAGTCTGCCGATTGAAGGGTTAATCGAAGCCTGCAACGAAACAGTCCGGACGGGTACAATTACCGGCGTGTTAGCAGATGCAATGAACTGGGCAGGCAAAGAAGGCGAAACTTTCGGTGTGAAGCTGAAAGCCAGCACCAAGGCAAATGAAGAATGGAACAAAGCTGTAAAAAATGCAGAGTCCGCAGAGGATTATTTCAATCTTGCCTTGCAGGATTGCGCAACACAAGAAGACCGCGCCAATCTGATTATGCAAACTTTGACCGGTACATACAGCGATGCGGCGGATGCGTTTTGGGAGAACAACAAAGCAATTACTGCGGCGCGGGTAAATCAAACGCTTTGGAATAGTGCAACTGCAAAACTTGGCGAAACTTCCAGCCGTGTTAAAGGTTCATTGCTGCAAATGCTTGGTGCATCGGAAAAAGAAGGTGTGCGTGCCGGTTCTGTTTTTGATTTTCTGCAAACCAAAGCAGATGTGCTGGCAGACAAATTAAACGGCTGGATGGATGCTGGCAAAGCGGATGAATTTGCGGCAAAGCTGGATGCCGGTCTTGCAACCGCACTGGAACGGGCTGGGCAGGCATTTGATTGGTGCAAAGAACACAGTGAGGGGTTAAAAAATGCGCTGAAAACTCTTGTCGGTGTTTTTGCAGGCATTAAAACTGCGAATTTTGCAACCGGGATATTGAATACAGGCAAAACCCTTGTAGATTTCGGCAAGACCGTCAGGACTATAGCAATGACCGCGCTGCCGGATATGACAGGTGTCGTGCAAACCGCTATCGGTCCGCTGGATATGAACCGGCACCATACTTTAATTGGCGGCATTAAAACTGCATTTTCGGGTATTGGTTCATCCGTAAAGACTGGACTTGCATCGGTCGGTAAGTTTATTGCGGCAAATCCGGTTGTGCTTGTGATTGCCGGGATTGTTACAGCTTGTGTGCTGCTGTACCGGCACTCGGAGAAATTCCGGAATTTTGTCAACAATCTTGTTTCAAGCATCAAGGCGAAGCTTGCCCCGGCGCTGGAATCTGCAAAAGAATTTTTTGGCACACTGGTGGAGAAATTCAAAACAGATGTAATCCCCTTTTTGAAAAAGGTTGGCGATAAAGCTGCAGAACTTGGCGGGCAACTGATTGCATTCCTTGCACCCAAAATCAAAAGCATCATCGAATGGGTAAAGCAGCTTGCAAATTCTTTTTCGTATTGGATTGCACCAGCATTCCAGGCATTTAAGCAAATTGCGGAAACTGTTGGAAAAGTATTTCAAACCAGCATTGCACCGGCTTTCAGCAAGATGATGTCTGCGCTTGGCACATTGGCTGGAACGGTTTTAACTTATGCTGTTCCGGCGGTGAAAAAACTGGTTGAAATCGGTGTGAAAATTGCTACCGCTTATACTGCAACTGTTGTACCGATTCTTGGCAGGCTGCTTGGCGTATTGGTAAAAATCGCAGGTTGGGTGATTGAACATGTTGTCCCGGCAGTGGCTGGATTTATTTCCATTGCAACAACACTGGCAAACAAACTGATTGAGTTTGTAAGTCCTGCGGTTAGCTGGCTGGCAGAAAAGATATCGGAACTTGCCGGTTGGATTACTGCGCACGTTGTTCCAGCCGTTGGCGGCTTTTTGGATGAAGCCAGGAAGTTGGCAACTGCACTTGGAAATACGCTGCTTAACGCAGTGCAGTGGCTCATTGATAAGTTTACAGCGCTAAAGAATTTTTTGATGAAAACATTAGGCCCGGTGATTAATTTTATCAAAGATGCGTTTGATGCGGTAAGGCAGACTGTTGGCAAGCTGATTGATAAAGTCAAAGAATTTCTTGGTATGGACACCAAAAAGACCGTGGAGGTTAATTTCCGAGAAACAGTACAGAATGCTGGGTATAACGCACGGGGATTGTATCTGCAAACTGGCGCGATGGGCAACAACGCGTTAGGTACAGACTATTGGCGCGGCGGTTTGACCCGTGTTAATGAACGCGGCGGCGAAATTATGAACCTGCCATCCGGCACGCAGATTATTCCGCATGATATCAGTGAAAAAATGGTCGGCGGCAATACCAACAATATCAATATCACTGTTAATGTTTCGGGCATGGATGTCCGGAATCCCAGACAGCTTGGGGAAATTGTTGTCGCAGAAATTATGCGGCAAATCCACAATACACCATAAGGAGGCAAGCCATGGTAGAAACTGTTTTCAGCGCGAACAACCGGGAACAAGTCATGGTGCTGCCATGGACGCCGCCCGGACTGCAAATTGCCGAACGGCAAAATAATAACACCTTTGATGGGTTAAGCCGCGGCAGGGCTGTAATTGGGACAATGGCGCCGCGTGTGATTTCGTTTTCGTCTGTTTTTCCGCGGGTGCATCAACGCTGGATGCACCCGCAAGCCCTTCATACCCCGCTGGATTATGTGGAGTTTTTCCGCAAATGGCGGGAAGAACTTGTCCCAATCCGGATTGTTATTACCGATAATACGCGGGAAATTATCAATATGGCGGTTACTGTGGATGATTTCACATGGAAACTGCGCAAAAATGGCGATTATGAATATAGCATTACACTTTCCGAGTATGTTTTTATCAAGTGATATTTTGGCACGGCAAAAGCCGGAGATTACTCCCCGGCTTTGTTGTCCAGTACATACAGTTCTGTTAGTGTTACATCCAGCGCGGCGGCAAGTGCCGCTGCAATGGATATCATGCAGTCGCCGCGCTTTTCAATATCTTGTATGGTACGGCGCGGCACACCAGATAACGCGGCAAGTTTGGGTACGCTTAGCCCCTGTGCCAAGCGGATTTCCCGCAAGTGCAGCATGATTGATTCCCCCTTGTCAGATTGATTTAATAAGATAAAAAAGCGAAAAACACAACCCCAAAAGGAAAAATACTTGCAAAGCAACTTTGATATATATATTTTTCATCTTGCGCAATTGAAAGACTTATGATATAGTTTGAATAAGGTTGGGGGCTTGCGCCCCCGCGCCTTAGTCTTGGAGTATATCAATCAGGATTTTGAGCCATCCCACGATTGATATGAGCCGTATTATGAGCTTTTCGGTTGCTTTCAGCAATTCGGAAAGCTCTTTTATTTTGTCGTCTTTCAATCATTGCACCTCCTTTCTATGCTTATAGTATAGCACGTTTTAACGTGCTAGTCAAGCATTTATTTAAAATTTATATAAAATATTCTAAAGAAAGAGGTGTAGACCGTGTATTACGGAACCGATGAATATCATCTGCTGCTGATGCGGGCAGGCGCTTGGGAAGATATCACCAGCCAGACCTCAAACCTTTCCAGCAGCGATGAAATGAATACATTGAGTGTGGAAGTCAGCTTTTCCATTGATGCAAATCCGCTGGATAAATATATCCCCAAACTGGCAGTACAGGTTGGGGATAAAATCAAAATCATGAATAAAGATAAGGAAATTTTTCAGGGTGTTGTGACCGAGGACAGTCTTGATTTTACTTATACTGCGCATGATTTTGGCTGGTATCTGAATAAATCCACGTTGACTTTTCAGGCGAACAATGCGCCCGCGGATGATGTGATTACCGGGCTTTGCAGCCGTGCTGGCGTGCCGCTGGGCAATGTGCCTGCAATGCCGCAGAAAATCACAAAATTATATGTTGGTGAAACTGTTTCCGGCATTATGACTGATGTTTTGTCGCAGGTAACAACCTTGACCGGACGGGAATTTTTATATCGTGTGGAAGCCGGGAAGCTTTGGATACGGGATATGCCGGATGATGTTGTTGTCCTCAAGCATTATCCGGCTTGGAACATCTCCCCTTACCCGGCAACCTGGGCGCTTGGCAAAGTTTCCGGTGGGCATAGTTTGGATGATTTTGCAAACGCTGTGCAGCTTGTTAATGAGGGCGATAATGTCGCGCATATTGTTGCATCGGCGGAAAATGCCGCAAGTATCGCGAAATTTGGACGGGTGCAAACGACATTAACTGTTTCAGATGATATGAATGGCACGCCTGCTGCCATCGTAAAAGCTGCTTTGGAAAAGTCAGACCGCCTGCCGGGAGAATTTACAATCGCGCAAATGTATGGCGCGGATATCGCGAAATCCGGGCGGGTTGTGCAGTTTGGATCAGATGCGTTTGGGCTGTCTGGGCTATACCGTATCAAATCTGTGACGCATGAATATGGGCATCCGCATACCATGAGTTTAACTGTTGTGCCGGTCAGTGTGCCGCGTGCTGGGGATGGTGTGGTAGGTATTCCTGGCAGTACAGTTACAGCGCCGCCAGCAGCATCTGATGGTGGCGCAACACCCAGTGCACCGACGCCTGGCACAACAGATACGGTGACTGGTTCTACAACCCAAACCGTAAAAGAAATGCTGGAAGCTGGGACAAATAAATCTGATGCGGTATCTATCATTACTACAGGCGGCGGCGCGGCGCTTGTGGCTGTTGCGAAAAAAGAAGTCGGTACAAAGGAAAGCCCATTGGGTTCCAACAAGCAGAAATATGGCGCATGGTTTGGTATGAATGGCGTGCGCTGGTGCGCGATTTTCGTTAGCTGGTGCGCCAATGCCGCCGGGATTCCGGCAAGTGTTATGCCGCATGGCGAAGCTTCTGTTTCCGGTTTTCAGGACTGGTATGCAAGCCGGAAACTGTTCCGGAAAAAATCATCTGGATATATCCCACAGCCTGGCGATTTGATGATTCAGAAAAGTGCGGGTGCAAGTCATATTGGCATTGTGGAAAAAGCGGACAGCGACAGTTTTTCTACGATTGAGGGTAACACCTCAAACAAAGTTGGACGGCGTACATACCAATATACTGATGCAAAACTAACCGGGTTTTGCACACCCAAATGGTAGGTGACAATATGAGCAGTTTAAGTGAATTTGCAATGCTTTTACAGCAAATGCGGTCAAAAGAAGTATCCGGGTATGAAATCGGTACTGTGGTAAAACTGATCCCGTTTACCGTGTCGCTGTATGGTGGCAGTATGATGGCGACTGATCCGCTTTTAAAACTCACAGAAACCGCCGCTGCAAAGGATTGGCGGGTTGGCAATCAGGTGCTTTGCCTGATGCAGCCAAGCGGCGTTGTGCTTGTGGACAGGATGTGATTTGAAATGCAGTTATTCCCTGATTTTACGGAAACTACAGTGTCCAATTTGGACACCAGCCAACCTGCTGCGGAAATCCAAACCAGCTTAAAATATGACCACGAAAATAAACAGTTTTACATGATAGATGGTTCACCGGTTCTGTGCATGGGAAAACAGGCTGTGCGGGAATGGATTGCGTTGATGCTGCGTGTGCAGCGTGGTAAAGATCCTGTTTTCGCGGAAGATTGCGGCATTGATGTGGATGGGCTGCTGGGCACGCGGGCTTTCCCAGATGGTTTTACACGGTCGGAAATGATTCGCGAAATCCGTGAAAC